AGAACGCAGCTTTCCAAGCACTGCTGGCATTTGGTGAAGCCGGGTTCATGCAGTCCTTTACGGGCCTGCTCAAAGACCTTACGACCACGATCCAGTCTGCGGATTTTCAGACATTCCTCGAAAGCCTGTCCGGTGGGTTTGCCACGCTGGCCGACGCCATCGCGTTCGTAGCTCGCAACTTCCAGTTTTTCCTGACGGTCGCGGCCGGTCTCGGTGCGTTGAAGCTGTCGCCGGTTCTGGTTGCGCTGATCGGCTCGTTCGGGAAGTGGCGTGCAGCCATGGTTGCCGCGACGGCCACGACCGCAGCGACGGCCGGGGCGATGACGGCGTTGGGCGGGGCTGCTGCCGGTGCGGCTGGCGGTGTGACCTTGCTTGGCCGGGCATTGCAGCTTCTCCGGGCGAACCCCATCGGCCTGCTTATGTCGGTAGCAGCCGCAGCGTATGCGTATTTCTCGACTGAGGCTAGTGCCGCGTCCGAAGCCCTCATCAACCATCGGGAGTTGGTAGATAAGGTCAAGTCGGCCTACGAAGACGCTGGCGGCAGTGTCGATGGCTGGCGCAAGAAGGTCGAGGACCTGACGGTAACGGACGCAAAGCGCAATTTGGACGAGCTTGGCAACGCGCTGGACGACGCTAAAGCAAAGCTGAGCGCGGCATACTTCAACGACGGCGAGACGGGGCTTCAGCAGTTCCTTGGCCTCAGCATGTTCACGGGGGCTTCGCAGGAATACAACCGGGCGTTTGAAGAGATTCGGACCAAGTGGAACTCGGGCAAGCTGACGGCCAAGGAGCTTGTCTCCGAGATCGACAAGATGAACCAGCAGTTCGACAACGGCTCGGACGCCAACAAGCGGTATGGCCGCGAACTGATCGACGCCGCGAAGCAGATGGCTAAGGTCCAAGATGCCATCGACGAGGCCGAAAAGGTCTTGGCTGCGATGACCGGCACGACCGAAGAGGCCGGGAAGGCGCTGGACGATCTGACGGGCAAAGCGGACTCGTCGGCGTCGGCCGTGCGGGACAACTTCAACACGGCCATGGAAGCCTTGGAGAAGTCCGTAGCCAACCTGAACGAGCTTGCGCCCAAGACCAAGAAAGGTATCGACACGGTGGCCGAGGCCGCCGGAGACCTTGCGGTGAACTATGAGAAGGCGCTGGCAGCCGCACGGGCGCTGCCGGACGCGATCATGCGGGCTGCGGCCGAGCAAGAGGCCCTGAACGCCAAGGCCGAGGGCATGGCGGCGCTGTATGCGTCCAACCAAGGCGTGATCGACTCAGGCTTCGGCGGCTCGTTGGTGGACCGGATCATCGGTGTGGAGAGCGGTGGCAACGCCTCGGCCAAAAACCCCAACTCGTCCGCAACGGGTCTCGGGCAGTTCATCTCGTCCACGTGGCTTCGGATGTTCAAGCAGTATTTCCCGGATCGGGCTGCCGGGATGACCGACGCCATGATTCTTGCGCTGCGCAAGGACGCCGAGACCTCTCGCCGGATGGTGGAGCTTTACCTGCGGGAAAATGCTCAGCACTTGCAGAAAGCTGGTGTGGCGATCACAGACGCCAACCTGTATCTTGCGCACTTCCTTGGGGCTGGCGGTGCGTCCAAGCTGCTCAATTCCGCCCCCGGCACGCTGGCGAACAACGTGCTCGGCGCGGATCAGGTTAGCGCCAATAAAAGCATCCTCGACGGTAAGACCCGAGAGCAGGTTATCGCTTGGGCACAGCGCAAGGTCGGCGTCTCGAAAGAAGAGTTGTCTATCGAAGAGCGGCTTCACGAGGTTGACGCAGACCGGGCCAAGACTGTGCAGAAGGCGGCCGAGGAAGCCCTGAAGCGCGTCGAAGGCCAGAAGAAAGATACCAAGGAGCGTCTGGCTGACGGCGAGTTCGAGATCAGCCAACAGGAGCTTATCAATCAAGGCAAAAAGCGTCAGGCGGCGATTGAGAAGGCTATCGCTGACGCCAAGAAAGAGAACCCCAACATCACGCAGGTCGAGATCGACAAGATCATCGAACAGACCGGGCGGTTGTTTGATCTCGACCAACAGCAGAAGAACAACCTGACGACCAAGGAAAAGGCGCAGAAGGCCGAGGCCGATGTCAACAACCTGCTTGCGCAACGGTCAGCCTTGGTCGATCAGTTTGGGGCTGCACAGAAGGCCGGGGATACGGGGCTTACGGAGTCTCTGCGTGCCAAGATCGCGGAAGTGAACGCAGAGCTTCTGGCTGCGATTGAGAACGCTCGGGCCATGTGGTCTGCGGTCGGCGGGACAGAGGGCGACGCAGCCGTTGCCAAGCTGGACGCCGCGAAAGTGGCTGCCCAGAACTTCCAGATTTCGGCGCAGCAGAACTATCTGGATTGGTCCAAGGTAGCCAACCTGTTTGTGACCGGGCTGTCGTCGGCCTTTGACCGCTTCTCGCAGTCGGTGGCCGAGGGGGAGAGCGTTGGGGAAGCTGCACGCAATGCCTTCCTGCAATTCGCAGCGGACTTCTTGCGGCAGATCGCCCAGATGATTATCCAGCAGGCAATCCTCAACGCCCTGAAAGGGGCCTTCGGCGGGACTCCGTTCGGCGAGTTGATCGGCCTCGGGCATACCGGGGGCGTCGTCGGTTCGCAGCGGGTCGGCTCGGGCAACATGAGTCGTAAGGTAGACCCGTCCATCTTCGCCGGGGCTACGCGGTATCACACAGGCGGGATCGTTGGGCTGAAGCCCAATGAAGTGCCGATCATCGCCAAGAAGGGTGAAGCCATGCTGACGGAAGACGACCCCTTCCATCCGGCGAACCGTGCCAAGAACGGCATGGGTGGCGGCAAGACGACTGTGCGGAACCGGATCATCAATGCGATTGACGGGTCTTCTTTCTTGGCTGCGGCTCTGGCTTCAGCGGACGGCGAACAAGTGCTCCTGAACTGGATGCAGGCGAACGCGGACACTATCTCGACCACGAGGGGCTAACATGGCGGTTCTCTTCAACTTCCGGCCAGATTGGGAGCAGGGCTTTTCGGTCCAGCACTCTTTCGCAACGGAGATCATTGTCAGCCGCCTGAAGCGGGAGCAGCGGATCGCCACGCGGCAGCTTCCCCGCAAGACGGTGGAGTTCGACGTGAAGCTGTCCCGGGGCGACCTGACCGACTTTCGCGGCCTGCTATACCAGAACCAGCAAGGCCGCTTCTGGCTGCCTGACTGGACTCGCTGGGTTCAGATTACCGACGCGGTGTTGACCGGCGCGGACACGTTGCAGGTGTCCGGCACGCCTGCGTGGATGATCCCGTCGCAGCGGCTCTACCTCGCCCATGGTGCGCAGGCGGTGCTCGTGGGGATTGACGCCATCGGGCTTGGCGAAGTGCTCATTTCAGGGACCATGGCGCAAGACTTTCCGGCAGGCACCAGAGCGTATCTCGTCTACGACTGCACGGTCGATCAGAAGCTATCCTCTCGGTCTCAGACCAACACGGTCGGCCAAGTCAGCATGGCGTTCAACGTGAAGCCGGGCAGCATAGAAGAGGACGTTGGCATCCCCGCAGTAGAGTTCAACGGCCGGGAGCTTTTCCTGACGAAACCGAATTGGTCGTCGCCCCCGTCAGTCGAGATCGAAGGGTTCATGGAAACTGTGGATTTCGGTATCGGGGTGACGGATGAGTTCGCCCCCGTCGCGTTCAACCGCAGGACCGTCCAGTCGTCCTTCAGCTTCCGGGACAGTGCTTCTGCTGAAGAGTTCTATCGGTTCTTCCTGCGGCAAAAAGGCCAGCGCGGCGAGTTCTACATGCCGACCGGAGAGCCGGACCTGTCAACGAGTATAGGCGCGGCCGTAGGGACCAGCGGGCTCGACGTGCCCGGGCTGGATACGTTCTCCCGGTATGCGGGCTCTACAGTCTATGCTGCGGTGATCGCGTTCTTCCGGGACGGGTCGTATCAGGCGAATCGGATCACGGGCATAACCGTGTCGGGGTCGAACAGCCGTGTCGCGGTATTGACCCCGTGGGCGCAGGCGGTCAATGATACGACCGTCCGGCAAGTTTGTTTCCTTCCAGTTTGGCGGTTTGCGACCGACGATCTGACATTGGAGTGGTTGACTAATACTGTTAGCCAATGCCAAACTTCCTTCACCACTTTGGAGGACCTGTAATGGCGTTGTCGTCTTACGAATCATCGCGCGACCGAGGCCAGCCCGTCGAGCTTTACTACTTCCGCTACGGCTCGGACCCGGCGGCGTTCTACGCGCACACAGACGCGGAGAACCCGGTCGTCTACGGTGGCGTGACCTATGACCCGCAGCCGCTGAAGCGCGGCAAGATTTCCAGTTCGCAAAGCCTCGACAAGAGCACCATGATCGTCCAGACCACGCTCACGTCGCCAATCGCGGAACTCTTCAGAATTTACCCGCCAAGCGATGTTGTGACTCTGGTGGTCAGGCACGGGCACATCGGAGACCCGGACGAAGAGTTTGGTGTTGTCTTCACGGGGCGCGTTCAGCAGTGCAAGCGCGACGGCCGCGTTGCAGAGCTTTCTTGCGTCCCTGCATCCACGTCGATCAAACGCTCGGGCCTTCGTCGGCACTATCAGTTGACCTGCCCGCACGTGCTGTTTGACCAAGACCCCGGCTCGTGCCGGGCAAACAAAGCTGTCGCGACGGTCTCCCCCGTCACGGTGCTGTCGGTGGCATACCTGTCTGTCGGCCTTCCGGCGGCTTGGTTCGGTGCGCTGAACCCCAAGTCTTTTGTCGGCGGCATGATTGAGTGGGCTGGCGCGAACGGCACCGAGCGGCGGTCGGTAACACGGGTGGCGTCAGACGGCCTTACGGTGTATCTGAACGGGCCGACGACGGGGCTTCTGGCCTCGCAGGACATCGCTCTCGTGCTTGGGTGCCCGCACACAGTTGACGGCTGCGAGAACCTGCACAACAACATCGTGAACTACGGCGGTATGCCCTATATCCCGTCCACCAACCCCATAAAGAACAACCCCTTCACGTAAGGCAGCGCACAGTGGCATGGTTCATCTCTCTCCTGATCGGTTTGGCTATAAATATCGTAGCCTATCTCATCATGCCCAAACCGAAGCAGCCGCAGCCTGCGGAGACCAAGGACCTTCAGGACCCTACGGCCACGGCGGGACGGCCCCTACCTGTGCCGTTCGGCTCTATCCGAGTCCAAGGGCTGAACGTGATCTGGTTTGGCGACAGGTCCACGGTCATGCGGACGCTGAAGAGTTCTGGGGGCAAGAAGTGATGCGGCTGAAGCTGGAAGATGGGGTCAAGATCGGGCTTTGTGCCAAGGGTCAACGTCGTTTTTGCAAGGCCAATGGCATCGACTTTCGGGAATTTGCCCGGGATGGTATTGAGGTCGAAAGATTGCAGGGAATCGAGGACGCTAATTTGAAGCGTGCGTTGGCCGCTGCGGAGATCAGGGAGTCCAAAAATGGGCGGTAAGGGCAGCAAGAATAAGCAGAAGGTCCCGTATTATTACATGAGCATCCACTACGGGATTTGCCATGGGCCCTTGGATTCGCTGAACCAGATTTTCGTGAAAGAGAAGGTAATGCTCTGCGACGAGGTTACTTCTCCGAGCGTATTTTACGTCAATAAGCCTCAGCTATTCGGCGGCGAGACCAA